TATTCTAAATTTGATAAAAGAATGTCTGCTCAAATGATGACCGCAGCTTTTAACGTTTTATTACGTATTATGAGAGCTGCTGGTTGGGACGATCTCGATGTATATATTGCATCTGGGATTGCCACTGATGTCTGTTATCCAGTATCCAATGCTTTTGGTACTATCATACAGACGGACGGCAGTAATCCGTCCGGTCACTCCTTGACCACCGTTATTAACGGAATGGTTAATATCATGTATATCATGATTGCAGGAATGATCATCGAGGAAGAAAAGAAAATCTCGGTTATTGAATATCCAAGATTTCAAGAGTATTGCTCGATTTTAACTTACGGAGATGATAATGCTATGTCTTGCAAACCCAAATGGTTTACTCACAAAGCAATTTCTGCTGCTCTAGAAAAAGTAGGTGTTGTTTATACATCTGCTGATAAAGAGTCAGAACTCCAAGATTTCATCCATGCCCGTGACCTTGAATTTCTCAAGAGAGAATTCATTGTTGGTGGACATGGTCCAGGTACTGTAGCCTCACCATTAGCAGAAGCATCAATTATTAAAATGCTTACTGTTGTGGTCAAAAGTGCATCAATTAATTTTGAAGAACAATGTGCTGCAGTAATCTCTTCTGCTAATAGAGAATATTTTCAATATGGCAGAGAGATTTGTGATAAGAAAAGAGACTTTTTTGAAGAAATTCTCTTAAAATACAATCTATATCCTTACCTACCTACTCCCCTTAAATCTTATCAAGATTTCTGGGATGAGACATATGGTGTCTTGAAAAAGTAATTCTTGCCCGAAGAATTCACCAGAACAGACGACGAGGGCACTATTTTCCATGTTTTATGAAACATGAGGGCCTCAAAGCCTTTAAACTGGTTGAATACTCTATACGAGCCCCGCGTCTTTAACGCGACGAAACCGCTATGCCGTTTCTTAAATTCAAACCTTATAACAACTTGATGTTTTCATCTTGTTGCTCAGGGGCGATTTGTAGTTGCCCCTACTGTTACGTTCACCATCCAGAGTCTTCTGCTGCTCAAATTGCACTTAGAGTGCATATTGATTTACAGAAACGTCTGGAGGAACAAACTCCGG